ACCGGATGGCCGCGATTTTTTTGTGGGCCCCTTAACGCATTAACTGACAAGGACATGCGAACCAATCATATGACACGCTCAAAGCCTAATTGTTTTTTGGTACCTTATTTAAACTTCGTCCCCAAGTAGTTCTTTTGCACCTATGTGGGATCCATTGTTGAACGAGTTTCCCGAAACCGTTCACGGTTTTAGATGTATGTTAGCAGTTAAATATCTGCAGTTAGTAGAAAAGACTTATTCTCCTGACACATTAGGTTACGATTTAATTAGGGATTTAATTTCAGTTATTAGGGCTAGAAATTATGTCGAAGCGACCAGCAGATATCATCATTTCAACGCCCGCATCGAAGGTACGCCGACGTCTCAACTTCGACAGCCCCTATGGAGCTCGTGCAGTTGTCCCCATTGCCCGCGTCACAAAAGCAAAGGCCTGGACCAACAGGCCGATGAACAGAAAACCCAGAATGTACAGAATGTACAGGAGTCCCGACGTTCCTAGGGGCTGTGAAGGCCCTTGTAAGGTGCAGTCTTTTGAATCTAGGCACGATGTCTCTCATATTGGCAAAGTCATGTGCGTTAGTGATGTTACTCGAGGAACTGGACTCACACATCGCGTGGGGAAGCGATTTTGTGTGAAATCTGTCTATGTGCTGGGGAAGATATGGATGGATGAAAACATCAAGACAAAAAACCATACTAACAGTGTCATGTTTTTTTTAGTTCGTGACCGTCGTCCTACAGGATCCCCCCAAGATTTTGGTGAAGTTTTTAACATGTTTGACAATGAACCGAGTACAGCAACGGTGAAGAACATGCATCGTGATCGTTATCAAGTGTTACGGAAGTGGCATGCGACTGTGACGGGAGGAACTTATGCATCTAAGGAGCAAGCATTAGTTAGGAAGTTTGTTAGGGTTAATAATTATGTTGTTTATAATCAACAAGAGGCAGGCAAGTATGAGAATCATACTGAAAATGCATTAATGTTGTATATGGCCTGTACTCACGCATCAAATCCTGTATACGCTACTTTGAAAATCCGGATCTATTTCTATGATTCGGTCACAAATTAATAAATATCGAGTTTTATATCATATGAAGTCCATACATCAATCGTCTGTTCCAATACATTATCCAACACATGATACACTGCTCGTATTACATTATATATTCCTATGACACCTAACATATCCAGGTACTTAAGGACCTGGGTTTTAAAGACTCTCAAGAAAATCCCAATCTGAGGGCGTAAGCCCGTCCAGATTTTGAAAGTTAGAAAACACTTGTGAAGTCCCAGGGCTTTCCGCAGGTTGTGGTTGAACTGTATTTGAATCTTGATGATGTCGTGCTGTGTTAGGAAGGGCCTGCTGTCGTGTTTCAAAATTTTGAAATACAGGGGATTTCGAATTTCCCAGGTATATACGCCACTCTCTGTACGATCCGCAGTGATGTACTCCCCTGTGCGTGAATCCATGATCGTGGCAGTTGATCGATATGTAATACGAACACCCACACGGCAGATCAACTCGCCTCCTGCGAATGCTCTTCTTCTTCTTCTGCGGGAGCGATGTTTTCGCGACCGGAATAGAGTGGTTCTTCGAGTGTGATGAAGACTGCATTCTTGATTGCCCACTGCTTCAGTGCTGCATTTTTTTCTTCGTCCAGATATTCCTTATAGCTGCTGTTTGGACCTTTATTGCACAGGAAGATAGTGGGAATTCCACCTTTAATCATGACTGGCTTTCCGTACTTGGTGTTGCTTTGCCAGTCACGCTGGGCCCCCATGAATTCTTTAAAGTGCTTTAGATAGTGGGGATCAACGTCATCAATGACGTTGTACCATGCATCATTGCTGTAGATCTTTGGGCTAAGGTCCAGATGACCACACAGATAATTATGTGAACCCAATGACCTGGCCCACATTGTTTTACCAGTACTACTATCACCCTCAATAACAATACTTATGGGTCTAATTGGCCGCGCAGCGGCATCGACAATGTTTTCGCAAGCCCACTCTTCAAGTTCTTCGGGAACTTGGTCGAAAGAAGAAGATGAAAAAGGAGAAATATACAGAGCTGGTGGATCCTGAAAATATCTATCTAAATTTGAATTTAAATTATGAAATTGAAGTACAAAGTCTCTGGGAGCTTTCTCCTTCAGTATATTGAGGGCCTGAGCTTTGGACCCTGAATTGATTGCCTCGGCATATGCGTCGTTGGCAGATTGGCAACCTCCTCTAGCTGATCTTCCATCGACTTGGAAAACTCCATGATCAATGACGTCTCCGTCTTTTTCCATGTAGGATTTGACATCGCTTGAGCTCTTAGCTCCCTGAATGTTCGGATGGAAATGTGCTGACCTGGTTGGGGATGTGAGGTCGAAGAATCTATTGTTTTTGCACTGGAACTTTCCTTCGAACTGGATGAGCACATGCAAGTGAGGAGTCCCATCTTCGTGAAGCTCTCTGCAAATTCTAATAAATTTTTTTGAAGTGGGTGTATGTATATTTAATAATTGGGAAAGTGCTTCTTCTTTAGTTAGAGAGCACTTCGGATAAGTGAGAAAATAATTTTTGGCATTTATTTTAAACCGATTGGGGGCTGCCATATTGACTTGGTCAATTGGAGTCTCTCAACTCTTTCTATGTATCGGTGTATTGGAGTCCTATATATATGGAGACTCTAATGGCATAAATGTAAATATTTTACTTTAATTCAAAACCCTCACGCTCCAAAAAGCGGCCATCCGTATAATATT